CTGGCGTGTTCTGAGTGGTTCTCTCTCTCGTCCTTATCAAGATCGAAATAGTCAGAAGCCGCGTGAATATATTCTAATGTGTTGTTGTAATGTTCTTCAATGCGCTCTGCACAAGTTCTATCAACCATCGTTTTGTTTCCTTCTTTTCGTTTCACAGTGTAGACGGCTACGATGGCCTTTCAAAGTATGTAACTAGTACAGGGACAGTTCGACCCATTCACCGCCTACACTATATAATATAAGCAATAGTTTTCACACAAACAAGAAAAAAGTTTATTTTTCTGTGTCATAAATTTGACTGTGCTGCACGGCGCCACCTGAAAAAATGTTCGGATTGCTGCGTGCTGCTGGCAAGCCAGCTAGGAAAGCGAACAATTGTTCGTAAATCAAAGTGCCAGCTCCTGGGAGCTGCAGCAAGAAAGGGCGCCGAAGCACTAAAAACGTATCGTTGGATACCCGATTCCCCGAACCGAGCCCCGATTTGCTGCGGGCAGCCAGGTGCTACTGGCTTTAAACCGAACAATTGTTCTTATTTAAGCCGGGCCAGAAGCTGTGAGCCCGGCAGCTGCAGCCAGATTCATAGAACAATTGTTCGTATTTACCCGACCCCGGAGCCCGAAACCCGAACATTTTTGCCAGAAACCCCTGGGCCCTGGAAGACCGAATCACCGAAACCCGAACATTTTGGAGGCCAGCAGCACCGAACCTAGCTGGCCCGAACACAAAAAAACCCGAACAATTCACCGATTGTTCAGGTCTTTGCCTCCGTCCGCCCGAGGAAACGGAGTTATATGCCCGATTATGGGTTTATTTATTATCCTCTGCTATCTCAACCACATCATTTGCATCTGGGGTAACATTTTTCATTCTGCGTTCTGCCATTCTTTTAAACTCGTCAAGTTTCTCAAGCACTTGCTCTCTGTTCATCGCGTTCACATCTTCGTGCATAACGTGGCTTTTATTAACAAGTAGTCCAGTTGCCTTTAATCTAAGTTCTTCAGCCCGAATAGCTTCACCGAACCGACCGAGTTCCCAAGCTTGATCACGCATCTTTTTTAAGTCCCGAACCGACTTATCTACAGTAACCCCATATTTCGTTCTGGCCTCAAGCCTCATCTCTTCAAGACGCTCCTGTACCACAGGATTACGCAATAGCCTTACAGCCGCAACCGTGGGGTTTTTATACCCTGCTTTTCTTGCCGCAGCAGTCTGGGTCATATCACCATTAAAGTAATTGTTAAGAAAAGTCTGTTGTTGAGGTTTTAAACGCTCCATACCAACAGACGTTTGTTCCTTAGTTAAAGTCTCTCCGACTTGTGGCATTTGCCTCTCCTTATCTTAGTAATATATGGGCTACTTGCACGAGTAGCCACATATATATATATATGCAAGTTGTGCAAGTTGTGTAAGTACAAATGATTTCAATATCTTACGTTAACTTGCACAGACTTTGGTTTAAATTGCAAGTTGTGCAAGTAAACGCACAACCTATTGATAAAGCGGAACATTTTACTTGCACGGATTTACTTGCAAAACGCAAGTTGCAAGTTGCAAGTAGATTACCACCTTTTTTTACGAATTTCCCATAACCCGAACAATCCCATTACAGCCATTACGGCGCCGATTAACCCGAACAAAATTACGGAGATAATTTCTGGCGCCGTTTGCTGAAACCGAACAATTTCATAAGATAGCCAAAACACTGATAGACCGAACAGGACACAAGACCATGATAATCCTTTGTAAACCATTTAACTCTCCAACTCCTGATGGTTAATCTTGCCGCCACATTCGCAAATAGAAGGAACTTCATCATCTCCAAGACAAGCTGAATACTCATGTTCACATTCAGTGCATTTCCATGTCATCGTTACCTTCTGATTCGTAATTTTTTGAAACGCTCTTGTGATATCGTTTTCATCTGTTTTAAAGCGAACAACATCATGCAATTTAAAATTTGGGTTGTGCTGCGGCTCGTTGTCTAGGATGCCCTCACCGCCCATGCGGTTGCCTTTAGTGATTTTAATCCACATTTTCTCAATCATTTGTCTGCCGTCCTCTAAAGCAACTGGCGGAAAATATGAATATACATAATCCTTTGGCACACTAGGGTTGTTTTTTAGCTTCCTGTAGACTTCTAAGCCGTGTTCTGGACAGCTATATACGATATTACCTTCTTCACTCATTTTACATTCCTTTTTTCTAGTTCGTTCACAATTTCGTTAACACGATTAATCATACTCATATCAGTATCAAAATGGTCAACACATTTTTCATGCTTAAAAACATCAGGCAGACACTCCACCTGATGCTTTAAATATTTCATTTTCTCCCCTTAATTAAGTAAGACTGTCCCTCTTGCAAAAATCCTGCGGCATTACATAAACGCTCATATTTTTCTTTGTCCCCATCTTTGGGAAATGAAATCATGAGGAAGTGAACCGCATTTAATGCCTCTTGTAGCTTCTTTTCAGCATTCAAATAGTTTTCGCTAAAACCTAACAGTTTCATCACACAGCCTCCAATCCAAACACGTTATCAGACTGTTTACCTTCATAACCAGCCCAACCAGCCGCATCATATAGAAAATTAGTGTCTAGCCCAAAATCACGATAACCACCAAGAATAGTGTTAAAGTAACCTGTAGTGGGCATGGCAATAACATCAGTGTTCATAGTATATGTCATGATACCCGCCACCTTGATTTTTCTATAAAGGCCTGTGCCGTCAGCACGACAACCTTCATATTGATCAAGCGCTAATTCATCTGCTGGCTCAATCTCCCAGATGCCGACAGGAATATACATATTAGGGTCTTTGGACTTTGCAATGTCAGCAACGCCCCGAAACACCAATTCATAACCATAAATCATTGCAGCACCCACAGCCTTAGCAGTGGGGCAGCGTTGGCTCATCTGAGCCTTGTTTAAGTTCGACCCGTAGGCCAAGTACAATTTAGTCATTAAGAAATCTCCTTCTTGTTTTGTTCGTTTGCACTATTGACAATGTAGCGAATGATAGTAATATTGTCAATATATGTGCAATCTTTTTCTAACAAAAGAGAGAAAAATGAAGTCAAAACTTGAAGTAACAAAAGAAGATTTAGAAGAGTTTCAGAAAAGAAGAAATTTGTACAAAACCTGGAGAAGGAATGTTGTTGTTAGTCACATTAATATGCAGGCAATGAATGCGGTATATGAAGAACACAATGTTGTTGACCCCGACTTCGATGATGAAAACTTTTTAACAAGCTTTAACTATTGCATGGAAGTAAATGAGCCGTTTAGAGCTGAAGCAAAAACTAGCTTAGGTAATCACTTGCCAAGTGGGCATGATAATCAACATGTTGCAAACGAGTTAAGGCGGCTTGAATTATTAAAAAAAATTAAAAACGGTGAAAGAAAAAAGAATGAGGAATACATTCAGGATCTTATCGCGTATCCGAAAAGGAAAACATCATGACAGTGAAACGAATTGAAATGGCATTACATGTACAGGAATTATGTGCGGTAAACGATATCAAGGTTGTGTATCAATCTCTGGAAGATGCCGAGCCCAGATATTGGGCAAGGCCAGCAGATAAAACTATTTGTATTCGCCCGACAAAGAATACAGGCTTTTATGTCTCAGCATTGCATGAAATTGGTCACATCTTGGGTAAGTTCCAAGACCGCTCGTTACTGACAAAAGAGTTATGGGCATGGGTATGGGCTAGAGAACATTCTCTGGTCTGGACTGATACCGCCGACAGAATTATGCGCCGAGCAATGGATAGCTATGGCTGGGGCGATGTTCAAAAGAATAGATGGAGAGAATTGTTCAATGAATAAGATTGTTCACTTTATTGGCTTTGACGGTGACGGTTTTTCTGCCGCTGTCAAAGTCTGGGGGCGCCCAGATTTTATTCACAAGTTTTTCGATAAAAGAAGCCTTGGGGATATCGACTTCGACAACGATACAATTGTTTTTGGGAGAAAGACTAAGCTTACTCCTCACCCTATCTGGGTTGACCAAGACCACAACAGACATTGAAAGAGGGGCGGTATGAACCGCCCTTTTTTTATATGCGTATTATGTACGGGGTAGAGAATTTTTAACTAGCCGGTCCCAAACCCATCTCTACCCCATATTAAAAATTAACTACAGGCGACTTATACCTAACAATTCGCCTCTTGTTTCTTAGACGTTTAAAGTTAAACCAGCGTTTTTTTAATCCTTTGCGTGCGCGAAACATTGCCAAGTCCTCCCAAAATCTGATGACCTCCAGGCTTGCGGGCTGCCACAAACCGAACATTTTCTCTCAAACAAGTTCTTTCTCTCCCGCTGCGCCGGGGCAAATCCGAACAATTCTTCGGTTTTGCTTTGTCTGCGCTTCCATTTTTTGTATTCTTCTTCCTGTTTTTTTTGTTTCTCTGTTTTGCTAGCCATGTTATTCTATCCTTCTGCCCGAATTGTTCGGGTGGGCCGTAGCCACGTTTTGTAAAACAGCGTGGTTCACAATATATAGTTATCACGAAAGAAAGCAGGCAAGCGGGCAACCCCGAACAACTTGTCTGCTTTTTTTATTCTTGTGATATCTCCCCGCCCAAAGCCGCATACCCAGCTATATCTACCCAAGTATCATCTTGCTTCATATCATTTGTAAGCCGCGCTAATTTAAGCCCGATCATGCAGGCACAAACTTGTTCGGGTGTGACCTCCTGGCCTAAAATAACACCCCATATATCAGCTATTCTCTGATGATTCAGGCGAGCATCTCCATATTCTGAAGCTCGCTGCCCGTTGATAAGCTCGCCAGCTTTTTCTAAAAAGTAAGCCCGATTCATACTGTCATAAGTCATCACTCACATCCGTTTCGTAAATAAATGCAGGCGTTAACTTGCCCACATAAGCCCCTAATACATTGAACTCCATATAATCAATGGCCTCCTCCGAACTCATGCCATCGCGCTCTTTGAGTATGTCAATGCACTTCCAATAATCATATGCCAGCACATCATCACGCCCGTATATACGACAATAACCAATTATTGCCTTATCAAATCCATCTGCTTTATACATTATCCCTCGCTGTGACCGCTTCATACTCACCCCGACTCATTACGCCAATCGTTGTGCCAAGCCACTTACGCCCGCCTGTTGTAGTAAACGAATACTTCTCTATACGTCTCTCCGCAATCAAATCCCGAACAATTTGGTCAGCAACATATTGACTGATATTTTGAAGTACAGAAGGCGCATCTGAATCTGTAAGTCGTTCAATGATACCATCTGCCCCGCCACGCTGACACAGAGCCCGACCATTTGCTTCACAATCCTGAATCCACCTGAACATAGCATCTTTACGCATTTGTGATTGATTGCTCTGGTTTAAATTAAGAATTTGTTCGGTTCTGTCTTGCAGCAGTCCTGTGAATGTATCCCGAACAAAACTTCGGATATCACGGTTAGCAGGCCCGTTTGACTTCACAACCGCCCCGTCAAAACACCGATTACGTTGGTATTCTATACCCAAATCATGACAGCGAGCCCGAGCCGTTTTTTCATCCAACTGCCAGATAGCAAACGCACAACGCACACCATCAACCAGCGCTGACGTACCCCGAATAAGATTACGGGCCTCTTCAGGCTTTGATATAATTTTATCCCCTTGCACTTTGGTCATGTGATGACACACAATAACTGATGCCCCTGTCTCTGTTGCAACTCGAGCTAACAGGCCTGTAAGAGCCGCACCAGCCGCAGGGTCAGAATTTACGTCCGCATGTACAAAAGATGCCAGGGGGTCAAATATAATAAGCTTTAAATTATCGAGCTGCAAAATTTGTTCGTATATCTTCTTAAACTCATCCGTCTCGCTGTAGTCGCCCATATTGTCACGCAAAATAGGAAACACACCACCCACGTTTGGCAGCGGAACAACATGCAATTTGTTCGGGTAATCAAACCGCAAACCTTCCTCGTCCAGACGTTCAATACGTCTGTGCATCTCCGATTCATCATCCTCTGCTGTAAATATAACAACATCACCGAACTCTTTTACCGTGCCACCAAAGGCGTTTTGTAATGGCCTGCCTGCCGCTACTTTCATGGCTAAATCAAGGGTCATCATACCTTTACCAGCATCGCCTGCCGCTGCAAATATTATTGGAACTCCGA